GCTTGCCCTCGGCGAAGTCGGGCGTGCACACGAACAGGTCGCCCATTATTTATTTTTGAAATTTTCTTTTCTAATTAGACCCTTTGCCGCATCAGAGGGGCCGCGGGAGGTGCGTTTCTATTTAAATTAGCCTCATTTCCACCGTACATCTTAACATACAATTCCCGGTTCTTGCGCATCGCATTACCACCGCCATTTGAACGATGGGTATACAGTATAGTTCGAGGGTTTTTAGACGCGTTGAAGAGGTTGTAATTTGTATGAAGATTTGGCGGGTAGAGTTTATTATATGCATTATTCTCGGATGAACCCACGGGGAATCTAATCGCGCGTCCAAAATCTATGATCCATAATTTTTTCATTTTACCATCCGACCCCAACTCCACGAGTATATTACCACTATGCAAGTTTCCATGTGAAATACCCTTCTCATGCATAAAGGTGATGGCATTTCGTATAGCCGTACGAATTTGCCGCTTGTTATTATTGGTGTCACGTCCACCCTTCACGTACTGCCAAAGTGTGCCGTTCCCCACGCGCTGCATGACGTACGCAGTGGCGTTGTTTGTATTCGCCAATGGAAAAAGAGTTTTTTTCATATTATTGTTCAGTTTCGTCAGGTGGACGAAGTTCTCGTTGAGCTTGGGAACGAACCCACTATTGCGCAGGTTGCGCAAGGCCTGTGGCTCGCGCATCACGGCCCCCCGCGCCACCTTCAGGAGTTTATTAGGATTGTTTCGCGTTCTGATTATGATGCCATTCGTGCCGCTCGCCATAATCGCATTATTCAAGTTGGGCCATTTCTTCCCCGTTTCTCTGGAAAGCTTATTAGTGAGGCCCTTCAGGGCTGCGACTCTCGCATCAGACATGATAATAATACAGATTTTAATCAATATCCATGTTGTCGTGGAGAATCTTGTTCTCGAACTCCACGACAACGCGGAGGATATGATTGATGTGAGCGATTTGCTCCATGAGCACGGGGTCGTGCATGCCGTTCACAAGGGCCTCACGGGCCCTGCGAAGCTTCGCGGCCTGGATGTCACAGAGGGCGGCACGGGTGAGCATGGTTGTGTTGTGTTTTGTGGTTGTACCATAAGGACCCCAGGCCTTTGTGTGCACACAACTCCTTTTCCACTCCCCGGTTTCGAAAATTTTAAAAATATTTTTTCAAAAAAGTTTTTAAAATTCTTTTTTACAAAGAGTCGGGTTGGTTCTTGTCGTCGCGGATCTCAACGAAGACCGGGAGGAACAGGGACTTCTGACCCGTATTCTTATCAGTGATGAGGGCATTATACTTGACGGACACAATCTTGCCTATGAACTCCGCGGGGTCGGTTCCCCGCTCCTCGTCATTGAGACCCGTGCCGACGCAGACGACCACAGAGCCACCCTTCGAATGACACTCAAGCGCACCAATTTTGCCCTGATATTTACCAGTACCGGCCGTCACGCCCGCGCAGTACAGGTCAGCCTCAAGCTCAGCCTTCATCTTGACCTGGTGCTTGGCCCGCTTATTCTCCCACGGGCCGGCGGGGTCCTTCAGCACCAGACCCTCCTCGCCCTCGAGGAGCTTCTGCTGGTAGAGAGCCTGCGCCTCCTCCATGCTCTTGACGGTGTGAGTTGGCACGATGCTCACGCGCGTCAGCTTATCCGTTGTGAGCATGTTGAGGCGATCGCGATATCCGACGCCGCTGCACGAGCCCTTGCGGAAGCAAAAGAGAGGGATGATGTCCCACACGACCGCACGGACCTGCTGCGCAAGCGCGGCCGTCCCCGTGCCCTTCTGGAACTTGGTCAGCAGCCCGTTGCCCGTCTTGCGGTCCATGGGGCGCCCGTCAGCGCCCACCATGAGCAGCTCGCCGTCTAGCACGTACTCGGTCTCGGCCGTGAGGCTCATGACGTCGGAGTCGAGCACGCCAAACAGATCCAGCTCCTTACCGGCCCGCGACCGGTACTGCACCGTGCCGTTCTCCACGATCGCGTTGAACCGCATACCGTCCATCTTGGTTTGGGCGATGCACGGAAATTTAATTTTTGTTTTTTCGTTCATGGGACTGACCAGCATGCAGGGGTACGAGAGGGTCAGGTCGGGCCAAATCTTCTCGACCGTCGCGTCGCTTACACCGCATTTGAGGTTGCGGCCGATGACGCGCCGGAGAACCTCCCTGTCGTCCTTGTCAAGTTGGCCCAGCATGCGCGCGAGATACTCGGTGGCCTCACCGCCACGCACCTTGCGCGTCACGAACCACAGCTTCAGTGACTCGAGGGCGCCGGCGAGTGTGAACAGGGCCCCGTCCGACTGGCCGGGCTCGGGCACCTTTTTAATATAGAAATTAACGAGCGGGTCGAGAGCCAGGCGGAAAGCCTCCTTGAGAACGGGGTCGTCGGCATGTTCGCCGAGGATGTCCTCCTTCTCAAGGCGGCTGGTGGTGGCCTCGAGGCGCTTGAGGATCGAGAGCACGGAAGCCATGTTTGTGTTTGGTGACTGGTCCGTCCCCGACCAGGACCCTATGCACGCACAACATGTTTTCAGATGAGGCCCCGCTGACGCAGGTAATCACGAATAGTTCTTGGACTATTTTGAAAAATTTCATCATAGACCCGGGCAATGTCCGTCCCCGACCCGAGCAGCACCAAGTTGTAAATTATGAAAATCAAAAAATTTTTAAAAAAATTAAATTCTGTTTTCCGGAGGATGAGGACCGGCACGAGGTGGCTTAGGACGATGGCGATCCCGACCGGTCTGAAAATTAAATTTTTAAAAAAAACAAAAAATATACTTCCGGTGAAGGTGGCGACGACCGACGCAAGGGGTGAGAAGGGTAGGAGGCCCGCGAGCCACAGAGCCGTCAAACCAAACGCCCACCAACTATATATTGACCATATCGGCACCATCTACTAATTGTACGGAAATTTTTCCATCTAGAGACTCGGTGCGTCTGTCCACCAGTGATGGAATTTTTTTTAAAAAATATTTCAACAAAAATTTTTGAAAAGTTGGGACCGGGTTACAGTGAGCGCGTCTACCACAACGCCTTCGAGGTTGAGCTCCGCCTACGGAGTATTCAGTATGAGACTGAAAAAATTCTTCCCGTGATTTACGAAGGACATACGGTGGGGAACCTGCGGGCCGACCTGATCGTCGATGGTCGAGTCATCGTAGAACTCAAATCAACCACGAAACTCAAGGATGAGTTTAGGAACCAAGTGCGTAATTACATCCGCCTCACCGGACTCGAGTCAGGCTACTTGATCAACTTCCCGTGCGTCGCGGGTGAAGTGGAGGTTGAGTGCGTCGTGCCTTCAGCGGCGGAGGCGTGCCTGCCACCGTGGCTGCGCTAATTTTCGGGGGGTATTGTATGAAGGAAGACGAGTGGCACGATAAGGAGGAAGCCTTCCTGCGCAAGCTCGAGTCGCAGTGCAACTACATGCAGAAGCACTATTCAAAGGAATTTACTTATTATAACAGTCTATCGTCCCGTTTCAATATCCCCATACTAATCATATCATCCATAAATGCTCTGACCGCCATATCACTCGGACAATTTGTCGAACAGAATATGGTGAGCATTCTCAACGCTGTGCTGTCGGCTGGAACGGGCGTACTGGGCTCGATTCAGCTGTACATGAAATTAAACGAAAAGATGACAAAGGCGCTAAACTCGTCGATCCACGTGAAGAGGATCGCTCTGAAAATTTCAAAAGAACTGAGCATCGACCGGGCCCAACGCGTCACGGAGGGCGTCGCGTTCCTAAACGAATGCTTCACCGAATTCAACTCGACCCTCGAGGCTGGAAATCCCCTTGAAAAAGGGCTCACAAACTTCCTGGCTCTCACGCCGCCACCCACCATGCCCAAACCGGGCTCGCTCGCAAGCATTGCCGCGTCCCTCTTGACGCCCAAGGCGTCTGTAGAGGACGGGAGCCCGCGCACGTTTGAACTCGCGAGACCTCGCGCCGCGACCCTGTGGGGGCGGCTGCGCAACGACGCACTCGATCACCCGTCGGTCGAGAGCTCCTCGCCACCCAGTGAAGAGGTCTGAATTGCGTATTTCCATATGAAACCACCGGACGTGGATAGTTTTCCTTTGCAACACATTGTAATGCCAGATCTCTGACAACTAGCGGTTTCAGCAGCTTCGGCCAAGGATCCGTGTGTTTTTATGAAAATTCCACTTTTATCAAATTGACTGACGGGTATTGATTTCTTCGACGCCGCGCCTCGGGGCATGGCTCGCCCTTTATTAGCCTCGGCCAACTTCCGTCGCATCTCAGCCGTCTTGGGTACTCCCTTCATCGTTCGACTCGTCTTATCACGCACTTCTTGTGGAATAATTCTACCCTTTAGAGCTTCACTTAATTTTTGTTTAGTATCGTCATCCATCGGTTTCCCATAATTGGGGTTATTGGGACCTGACATCAACTCCTTGAATTTAAGACGCCGAGCTTCCGTCCACGTGACGCCCGTGTGACCAAGCCCACCTGGTGCCGTGTTATACGGTGGTCTTAGGGTTTCTATGTAAAATTTCTCCCTTGCGTTCATAATTGACACCAGTTCTTGCCGCGTCTCGCATTCGAAAACTTCAACGTCTTCTATAGTGAACATTTCTGGACCATATTTACGCATAGCATTATAAAGGATCATGTTCACTTCGCCCCGCCTAGCTTCGGAGCGGTGGTCATTGAGGCGCCGGGATAAACTGTTGCGAGTCTGACCTATATAGAAATTCAAATTCTCGAGATTATCGATTCGATAGATTCTACCCATGTATACCATGTAATAAGACTGTACATTTGTTTTTATTTGTCGAGAAAAACGCAACCTCCGCGCAACCTTAGTACAAGATGCAAAGTCGATTCCTTGCACACATTATAGTCGGCGAGCGTCCGATCATCCTCCAGTTGCTTGCCTGCAAAGATCAGGCGTTGTTGATCCGGGGGAATTCCCTCCTTGTCGGAAATCTTAGCCTTTACCGCCGCGACCGTGTCACTGGACTCGATCTCGAGGGTAATCGTCTTGCCGGTCAGCGTC